TTAGAAACTACTCTACCTAACGGTACATCGTAGTAAACTTTTTTAAATGTAGATCCTGCCAGTGGTAAATGAAATAACATAGCATCAAATTCTTCTTCGTATTCTTTCATTTGATCCATGATTAAATAATTCATATAATCTTTAACACGTTGTGATTGTGATTCTGTTTGTTGGTTTTTAACTCCTATGATTTGTGTTCTAACAGGGCCGTCACTTGGTAATAATTCTTTGTAAGCTTGTGCTTGAAACTGAGTAACTGCTTCAGCAAGTACAGGGTGTGTTGCACCTGAAGCTCCTTGAAACGGTTCAGTTCTATTTTCATATTTAAAACCTAGTAAATCTAAACCTTGTGTGTAAGATTGTTCCCAATCTTTTCTAGAAGATTTGTAATCTAAATAGTTACTAACCATTTCAGATCCAATTGGATTTAAAATATCATCGGGTAGAATGTCTGCTAAATTATCAAAATGATTCTCGGTTCCTGGAACATTGATTGCACCTGGTTCAAAGTCTAATGTTACACCACCGTCTTCTTCAGGTATAACTTCTATCGGTCCTTTACTATCTTCTGGTTCTTGAACGCTAACTTCTTCTACTTCCTCTTGCGAAGGAACTTCTAGTTTCGTCCGAGTGTTCGGAAGACCCTTGTCTATTTCTGCCATTTAATTTCTCCAGTTTTATTGTCTTAACAGTATTATAGGTAATATTCAACCCTTGTGGGTTAGGTCCACGTAATGGTGGTATTGTAGTTGTTAACTTTTTCATTATTCGCCTAACATTCTAGCTAGTCCACCTAGAGTATAACCTGATCTTCCTCTACTTGTCTTTGGTGAAAACTGACCACTTCCTAAAGATGTTCCTGCCTTATCAGCAGCTGATGTATCAAAACCTCCACCACCTGTTCCAGGTTTCGTGGTTCCTGTTACAACATTAGTAGGTTTTTTCTTAGGAATAATATTTTTATCTTTTCTATTTTTATTAATAAAATCTTTTTGTTTTTGTGTTAAGAAACTTCTTGATCTAAAAGGCATCAAATCAAAACGATTCATTGGTACATAATCTTTCATTATCTCAGCATATAAATCTTCACTAGTTTTATCTTTTGCAAAAGCTCCTTTAAAATTACTTATGGTATCTTCATATGCTTGACTAAAAGCATCTTTAGCAGTTGTATTTTTATCATATAGTCCTGCAAACAAATCACCAATTTCTTTTATAGTTCCTAAACCAAAAGCTCCTATACCACCCGATAAATATCCAATAGGACCCGCTTTACCTTTTCCTAGAGCTTCGGCTAAAGCATTAGCTGCAGCTTGATGTCTAAAATCCGAAGGAGCACCTATTGCACTATCATTCATTCCTGGAAAATTAGAAGAAGTTATTTGATCTAGGCCACTGTATCTATCAAAAGCTTCTACAGCTTGTGAAGCAAGATCCATCGTTTTATTATTAACTGATTTTATTGCATCAGTCACAGGAGTTTCATAATTTTTTCTTTCAGGTGTGCCGTCTTGATAAGCGACACGACCACCTTTGTTGAATTCTTTTTTAAAACTAATACCTATTCCTTTATCATCTCCTTTAAAACCACCACCAAACATTAACTCACCACCAAGTAAATTAATAATACCACCTAACTCAGCTTGGTCTACACTTGGTCCAAGGTTCAAGGATATATTATCACTAATTGGAACAGTCGCACCTTCTACATTAATAACTCTTTTTATAATTTCTTTCATAGCTTCTCCTGGGTCATTAGTTTCAAAAGATCCTAACCCTTCTTTTAAACCAATACGTCCACCGTCTGCTAAACCCTCTCTTCTCATTTCTTCCAAAACTAATAATATTGCTGATAACTCAGACATATTACCAAGATTTTCAAATACACGTTTTTCAAATGTTTTCTTTTTATTGGGATCAAAATTTTTTGAATATTTGTCTGTTAATGCTGACATTAATAATAAACCCTTTTACGTTTTTCAGTTACTTCATCCACATAGTCTTCTGGATGATCAATTAAACCACCTTGTCTAAATCTCATAATGGCTTGTGTTGTTGAATCGACCAAGTCATCATGATCGCCATATGGGAATGCAGCACACTCTTCAATGACCTCCTCAGCAAACTTTTGTTCAGGAGCCCATATCATACCACTTTCAAACAAAGGTGCAACAGCATTTACACGTGCATGCTTATCATTTCCTTTAGAGGGAGAAAAGTTCACAACCGGTATATCCATCTTTCTAAGTTCATATGTCAAAGGCAAGCCACTTGCTTTAGCCTCGACGATAACTGTTTCAGGTTTCCAATAGTCGTATTGTTCAAGGGCTAACCTACGTAACTCAGGGAACTCGTATCTGCCTTTGATAGAATCAAGAAGAATAAGGTTAGCCCCTTCATCCTCACTGGGATAAAATACACCCCAAGTGGTGATAGCTGAATAATCTGCAGTTTCTTTTTTAAGAAACGCAGTATCATAAGATTGTATCACATGTGATAACTGTGGGATATAATCTTTAGTATAAGTTCGCCACCACTCACGTTTAAGAATTGCACCTTCTTCACTAGTTGGTTGCTGCATCCATTGTGCATTCCATTTAGCAACCGGTAGTGTTGCTTGTACTTTCTCTAATTCATCTAGTTTCCAATATTGTGGCCATACAGGTTTTTTATTATCTCCGTCACCCATAATTGCTGGAAACTCGACCACGTGCCATTGATCAGCTTTAGCCTCACTTTGATTTTTAACTAACATACCTGTTAGATCTTTAGTTGACCAACGTGTCATAACTACAACTATCTTACCACCAGGTTGAAGACGTTGACGAGGACCAGAGGTATACCATTCATACGCTGACTCTAATGCAGTCTTGGACATTGCATCTTGCTCTGAATGAGGATCATCAATTATTAATAGGTCGGCACCCCGGCCAGTGATAGCACCGCCTACTCCAGCTGCAAAGTATTCTCCGCCTTGTGCCGTTTCCCACCTACCAGCGGCTTTGCTGTCTTCTTGTAATCTTGTTTTAAAAATTTTTGTATAGTCTTCACTATCAATTAAATTTTTTGCTTTACGACCAAATCGTATTGCTAGTTCGCCCGTGTGAGTTGCTTGAATAATCTTGAGCTTCGGCTCACGGCCCACCATCCAAGCAGGAAGTAAGTATGAGGCAAACTCCGACTTGGTATGTCTAGGTGGCATGTTGATTATCAAACGATTTATTTCACCGTTTGCTAATTTATTAAATTTGTCAGAAATGTGTCTGTGGTGAGAACCCTCTACGAAATCAGGCCACACACATTTTACAAAAGATAAGAAGTCATCCTTAGCCTTATTCTGTATCTTTTTTTCAGCGTGCATTACTTGTAGCTGCAAAAACTGTCTTCTTACATCAGAAGGTAATTTACTTATGTCTACTTTATCTAAATTCATTTAAAAATTTTTAAAATTTTTTTTGAGGTTACTATACCTAATCAAAACGTTTTTACCAACATTAACAGTCTAACTCTTGCACCTTGCTCCTCGCATTAGGATCCCTTTTATTTTTTAAGGGGGGTCGGTGTTTCGTGTTCTTTGGTTTTTGGCTTTTGTTTAGGATCCATTGACCAAGAAACACGGATTATTATTAGTAGTGATAATTCTCGACTATCAATAGTAATTACCGATAACGATCAATTATCGGAAACTATAAAGAGTTAAAAACTTTCTTAATATCTTCATAACCTTGAGCCAATGCCCTTGATTTAAAACCTACCTTCGAAAGCTCTCGAACCTTTGCCCCTTCAAAAAGTTTCGGAGACCTCTGACCTTTACCCTTAACACAGATGAAGGTGTTCTTTGGGTGTCTAATATGGAAGGCAATTTGATGAGGAGAAAAAGAAATCTTGTTACCTCTTGCAACTTTCAACTCTACTGTGAAAAAGGAGCAATTAACATTATACCCCAATAAATCAGGAGTACCAAATAAGACGGAATTCTCAAGTCTAATCCAAGAAATTTGATATATATTCTTTTTGATTTCGTGAAAAAATTTACTTTCATTCTTCATTAATATTTAAAGTAACATTTACATTTAAAAAGAAACAATTTCAAGTTGAAAACACAACATATTGTGTCTGAGCTGGGGGACCTACTATATCTAGGTTTTTTCAAAAATAATTAAATATTATCTTGATTGCTTTTAATAATCCTATAATGTCCCTAAAATATAAACTTAAAAAAGGAGAAGAAAAAATGGAATACTTAATAACTAACAATAAGGATATAAGAGATCATTTTGAAAAAGATTTTTTAGATCCTACAGATGCCAGACATTGGGTAATTAATCATCTTGATTTATCCAAAGAATGGACAATTACCAAAGCAACAAACAAAGCAAAAAAGAAATTAGACTTTGATTGTGCTATTAAACATATGAAGGAAACATTTAAAAAGGGCGATACAATTTACACTCAATTGATTAAATCAACACCAAATGGAACACGTTATATTCGATTGAGATATATAAAAGATAATAATCCTTTTGATTGTACTTATCACTATTCAATAATTATGGATCATAAACTTGATGAGAATAATTCATATTCAATAAGGCAACCCTTTGGAAATATGGATATGGGTTTTCACGCAGTTTATTCTTTATGTCGTAAAATTTGGGATGATGGTTATTATTGCCATCATAGATGGTTATAAGATCGAAACCCCTCAATTGGGGGGTCTTGAGGTTAATCCTCAACTGATGAGATCAGAAACAAAAAGGAGAAGAAAAAAATGACGTTTGAAGAACACTTTAAAAGCTTAATTGAAGATCTCAATAATAGATTTCCTCAATTAGTTAAAAAATATAATTTATGTGTTAATCATAGTGGAGGTGGTTGTTTCCACGTTGATTATGTTTTAAATAATAAATTATCAGTATCAATTAATCCATTTGATGAAGATGTCGAATATGATGTTCCAAAAGATAAAAATACAAAATGCATTTTTGGTATTTATAATGAAGAAGGGGAACAGAATGAAACTTTTATTAAACCATTTGAAGAAGGTTTAAAGAAATTAGAAAATATGAAAGGAGAAAAATAAAATGGTAAAAATAATAACTAATCAAAGTGGTACGAAGGGTTTTGTCTGTCAAGGTCAATTTATAACGGATCCTTATT